TGCAGCCTCGCACGGGATCAAGATCCAGGAAATGTCCGCGGCGTTCTTCATGAACAAGAGCGTGCCGGCCGGTGTCCTCACTGCTCCCGGCATGTTGACCAAGGAACTCGCCAAGCAATACAGCGATGAGTGGCAGAAGAACTACGGCCACGGCAATCAGGGCAAGACGGCGATTCTCGGCAATGGATTGGTCTATTCGACCATCACCCAAAACGCGCAGGAGTCGCAACTCACCGAGCAGCTTAAGGCCAGTGCGGAGATGGTCTGCTCGACCCTCCACGTCCCTCCGTACAAGGTCGGGATCGGGGCGATGCCGGTCTACCAGAATGCGCTCGTCCTGAACCAGATCTATTACGACGACTGCCTCCAAACGCTGATGGAAGCGGTGGAGAACCTGCTCGACGATGGCCTGGGCTTGCCGGATGTTCCCGGGCATGTCTACGGGACCGAACTCGACAAGGACGCATTGCTTCGGATGGACGAGGCGAGTCTCACCAAAGTCTTGACCGAACAGGCCGGCGGTGGCATCACATCGCCCAATGAGGCGCGCGCTCGTCTCAATCTCGGGCCTGTCAAGGGTGGCGAGTCGCCGAAGATGCAGCAGCAAAACTTTTCTCTCAGTGCTTTGGACAAGCGAGACAACCTGCCGGATCCATTCGTGATCGACAAGCCAACATCGAACCCGACGCCATCAGCGGAAGGCCCGGCGGCGATAGCCGACCCCAACGCAGCTAAGATGCTGGAAGACTTCAGCGCGAATCTGCTCGAGCACGTTGGAGCTATCCACAAGCAAGTCGAAACTCGCCTGATCGAACTCGACAAACGAACCGAGCCACAACCGGACGCCGAGCTTGAAGGCGCGAAACTGTTCGCCGACCTCCTGATCCGCCAATTCGAGACGGAGTCGGTGTGTGGCTAGCCTTGCCGGACTTTCGGCGTATGAGGTCGCGGTCGAGAATGGTTTTCGCGGCACCAAGGCCGATTGGCTCAAGAGCCTTAAAGGCAAGGCCGGTGACTCGATCAAGGGCGACAAAGGTGACGACGGTCTCAGTGCCTATCAGGTGGCCGTCGCGAATGGCTTTGTCGGCTCCGAATCTGTTTGGCTTGCTTCGCTCAAAGGCGAGCCGGGCAAGAAAGGTGACTCAGGCAAGGATGGGAATCCGGGAAAGGATGGGGCTCCTGCCCCAAAGCCGGCAGGGTACCGGTTTCAGGTCATCCGGGACCAAAGCGGCCTGATCGCCCAGATAATCGCCACCCCGATGGGAATCTAGTGGCGCTCACGATCACGCGCTTGGCGGCGCAGACGTTCAATACCCTCACCGGGACGAAGACGAACGCGGGAACGCCGGGCGTCGGCTCGCTGCTACTGGTGATGTCGGTGCAGACGGGGCTCAGCACCTCAACAGCGCCGACCGACGACCAAGGTGGGACATATACGAGGGTTGCCTCGATCACCAAAAACATTTCCACTGACCTGATGGAGCTATGGGTCCGCAACCAACTCACCGCGGGCGCGGTCCTCCATACCGTCACTCACGCGCAAGGCGCGACCAACGGCGGCGGTTTGATGGTCGCCGAGGTGACCGGAATGACGCGCGCAGGCTTGGCCGCGATCCGACAAATGGTGAACGTGGGCAGTGCTAGCGGAACCCCGGGGCCGTCATTACCTGACGCTGTGCTGACATCGAACGGCGTGGTCGGGATGGTATTCAACGCCAGGAATCCGGCCACGCTCACGCCGCCGACGAGCTTCACCGAGATCATCGATGACGGCTACAACACGCCTGCCACGGGGATCGAGATCGTTCGTGCCAACTCAGGCATCACCGCCACGACGATCACCTGGGGCTCTGACGCTGGCACCGAATTCGGTGTCATCGTCGCCGAGTTGAATGCTGCTCCTCCCTCGCCCTGGTACTACGAAATGATGATCGGGGGGCCGTACAGTGTTTAAGAACGTCGCCACCAAGGTCGCATTTTTCGCCTTCGATACGGCGACTTCGCTTCCAAAGACTGGTGACTCAGCCAATATCACCGGCTGGGTCTCGAAGGACTACGGCTCGGTCACCCAGCTCGGCGACACCTCTGCGACGGAGATGGACGCGACCAACGCGAAAGGCTGGTATCTGTTCGACGTGGCGCAGGCCGAGACGAACGCCGATGCGCTCCTGTTCACCGGTAAAAGCTCGACGGCCGGGATCGTGGTCGTCGGGATGCTGATCTTCACGAGCCCAAATCGCTTCACGACGCTCGTGATCGATTCTGCAGGATTGGCCGACTCTACCTCGGTCAAGATGGGGCCGAGCGGAAGTGCAACCGCACAGACGGCGCGGGATATCGGCGCCAGTGTTCTCCTCTCGAGCGGAACCGGAACCGGGCAACTCGACTTCACTTCTGGAGTCACGAAGTCGAATCTGGCTCAGATTCTCGGGACGGCTCTGACCGAGACTTCGGGACAGATCGCGGCGGCGTTCAAGAAGTTCTTCAACATCGCCACACCAGCATCCACGATGGATGCGTTGACCCTTGTTGCGACGGCGACGAACCTGACCAATGCACCGACAGCGGGTGATTTCACCGCGACGATGAAGACCTCGATCGGGACTGCTGTCGCAGCATCCGCGGTTGCTTCGGTGACTGGTAACGTGGGCGGTAACGTGACCGGCTCGGTCGGAAGCGTGGTGGGTGCCGTTGGCAGCGTCACCGGCGCTGTGGGTAGCGTGACCGGGCTGACGGCTTCGGACGTGGGTGCGATCAAGACGCAGACCGACAAACTGACGTTCACGGTCACGAACCAGATCGACGCGAACGTCCTCGACTGGAAATCTGCCACTGCGCCAGCGATGACCGGGGATGCCTTTGCGCGTCTCGGCGCTCCGGCTGGTGCAAGCGTTTCTGCCGACGTGGCCGCGATCAAGAGCGACACCGGCGCGGTCAAGGCGAAGACTGACAATCTGCCGGCAAGCCCGGCGGCGGTGAGCGACATCCCGACTGCGGCGGCGATCTCCGACGCGGTGTGGGACGAGGACCTCTCCGGGCACGCCGTCTCGGGCTCGACTGGCGAGGCTCTGGCCTCTGCGGCCACTGGCGGCGATCCTTGGGGCACAGCGCTCCCGGGCGCCTACGGCGCCGGCACGGCGGGGCAGATCGTCGGTGACTTCCTCGATGCGCAAATCTCGTTGATTCCAGACGCGGACGCTAATGCCGATGCCGTGCTCAATCGCGATATGGCTTCAGTCAGCGACACCAACGATCGGACGCTTCTGAACGCGATCCGGGCGCTCCGCAACAAGTGGAGCACGGCCGGAGCGACGCACACGGTCTACAAGGAAGATGACACCTCTGTCGCTTGGACGGCGCCGCTCGATACCGCCCCGACCGGCGACGTCATCACGGGCGCCGACCCCGTCTAGCCCCATGACGGCGGGCCGCCGGAGCCTGCTCGCCCCGTGGCTCGGTGGCGCCAATGCGCCTCCGCGGGTGGCTGGGCGGCGCTCGATGCTCGCCTTCTGGATGGGCGGTGCTTCTGCCGGATCTGGTGTCGTCGTCGTTCCGCCTCCAATGATCGGCGGCGGTGGCGGTCAATATCTGCCGCGGACCGGACTGAGGTTCGATCAAGCGGCGCAAGAGGATAGGGAAATCATGCTCATCATCGCTGCGGCGCTCCACGTCTTTGAGGTCGAACGATGAACGAAGCCATGTTGGCAGTCAGTCGAGACGTATTCGCGTCGATCAAGGCATCGTTGCGGCCATTGATCGACAGGGTGGAAGCGCTCGAGAAAGGCGCTCCGACAGAGATCGAGCTCGCCGTCCGCCGGGCGATGGAAACAGTTCCTAAGCCGCAAGACGGCAAGTCGGTTGACGTGACGCAATTGTTCGCAGAGATCGGCGCGGCAGCGGCGCGCGCGGTCGAGCAACTTCCCAAGCCGAAGGATGGCGAGCCGGGCAAAAACGCCGACGCCGAAGCGATCAAGGCCGATGTGATGGCCCGGGTGCTGAAGGCGATGGACGAACTGCCGGCGCCGAGGAATGGAGTTGATGGCGATCCCGGCTTGCCAGGCAAGGATGGCGATCCGGGTTTGCCCGGTGACAAGGGTGACAAGGGCGAGCGCGGCAGCGATGGGGACAAGGGCGACCCAGGCGCCAAAGGTGATCCCGGCGAACGGGGCGAGCGTGGAACAGGTGACAAGGGCGACCCAGGCGAGAAGGGCGATTCCGGCGACCGCGGGCAATCTGGTCCTGCCGGTGACAAAGGAGAACCCGGCGAGAAGGGCCAAGACGCAGACCCCGCTCTGGTCGCCGAACTCGTCTCCAAGACCGTCGGCGAAATGCTGCCCGGCTTGATCCAGAAGGCCATGGAAGCGGCTGGCCCTGCCATCGTCGCGAAGATGCTCGAATTGGCACCGAAGCCCGAGAAGGGCGAGCGCGGTCAGGATGGCGACCCGGGCGAAGCCGGCAACAGCGTCGAGATCGAGGACGTGCGCGCCCTGATCGTTCGGCAGCTTGCGCTTCTGCCTCCGGCCGAGCCAGGCAAGGACGCCGATCCGGAAATCATGCTCGCCATGATCCGGCGCGAGGTCGCCTTGCTTCCCAAGCCTCGGGACGGATTCAGCCTCGATGACATCAACCTTGAATCAAAGGACGGCGGCCGGATTCTGGTCCTGAAGTTCACCGGCGGTGGTCACGAGATCACGCGGGAACTGAAGCTCGATGTCATCATCGATCGCGGCGTCTTCCGGCTCGGCCAGGAGTACCAGAAGGGCGATTGCGTCACTTACGGCGGATCGATGTTCATCGCCAAGACCGAGACGACGAATACGCCCCCTGGTGATGACTGGCGCCTCAGCGTCAAGAGTGGCCGGCGATGAGCTACTACGGCAGCGGATGGTGGGGCGACTGGCGCCGGCACGTGCGGCCGCCGCAGGGGAAGGTCAAACTCGTCTCGACGGTAGACGGCCCCATGATTCCGATCGAGACCCTGCGCTCACAGTGCAATGTCGTCATCACTGACATCGACAGCGACCTGATCGAATCGAACCCGGACGACAACGACCTTCTAGGGTATCTGGAAGCGGCGATCGAGCACGCCGAGGACTTCACCGGACTATCGATCGCACTCCGGACTTGGGAGCTTGCGCTCGATAACTTCCCGCACTCATGGCCTCCGCATTCATGGCATGGCTGCGCGACTCACGATAACGGTATCGAATTGCCGCGTTCTCCGTTTATCTCCGTCGAGAGTTTCTTCGCTCCTGAAGGAGGTAGCAGTGACGGGGAATTCGACCTTGGCGATGACTACATCGTGGACGACTTCAGCCAGCCGCCGCGACTCCTGCCGGTCTTGGCGTGGCCGTTCATGACCTCCTCGACAAATGCAATCCGGATTCGGTTCCGCGCCGGCTACCGGACCGAATCCTACTTCGACACCGACTACGACGGGGCGCAAACCCTTCCGGCTGCGATCCGGCAAGCCCTGCTCCTCCTCGTCGGTCACTTTTTCGAGAACCGCGAAAACTCGGTCGAGAAGGCGCTCTCGACGATCCCGCAAGGCTTCCAAGCCCTGCTCGAGCCGAAGATCGCACGGATCGGATTCGCATGATCGGCGTGTTCATTCTGTCGGTACTGATGTTCGCGGTTTGCCTTGGATTGGCCTGGCCGACACGTTCTGGAAGGCAGACGAAGGTCGCGGTTCGGAGTCGGCGCTGATGCAAGCCGGGCGCCTTCGGCATTGGTTGACGTTCGAGGACAAGACTTCGGAGCTCGATTCGGACGGGGCCATGGTCGAGGACTGGATTCCTGCCTTCGATGCGAGTCCGCGGATGCCGTGCGAGGTCACTGCATTGTCAGGGCGGGAACTGATCGCGGCTCAGGCGGTGCAGTCGAAGGTCTCGACCCGGATCAAGCTCCGCTACCGACCGGGCTTCAGTCCGACGATGCGGGCGTGGTATCAAGATCCCCGGGTGAATTCGCCGACGACCATTTACAACATCGAGGCAGTGATTCCTGATCCCGACAGCCGGATTCGATTCGTGACGCTGCTCGCGTCCTCGGGCGTGAGTCAGGGCGGGTGATAGTCGCCGAGCGGCCAGATTGGACTGGTCGCACTGTCGTTTGCATCGCTTCCGGTCCCAGTCTCACGGCAGAAGATTGCGAGCGGGTCAAGGCCTCCGGGCATCCGACCATCGTGACTAACACGACCTTTCGGATTGCGCCGTGGGCCGATGTGGTGTTCGGGATGGACAAGGCATGGTGGGAGCACCATCACAAGGAAGTGAAGTCGGTTTGTACCGGGCGGCTGATGTCCACGTCCCACGCGGCCAAAGCCTACGGGGCGGAGTCACTGTTTCCCTGCAATTGGAAGCCAAACGCTCTGAATTCCGGCGCGGCCGCGATCCAATTGGCCCTAGCAGGGAAGCCCGAGAAGGTCATCCTGCTCGGCTATGACTGCCAGGAAACCGGGGGCAAGAAACACTGGCACGGTGATCATGTGCGTGGACTTGGCAACGCACACTCACTGAAGCGATGGCCCAAGCATTTCCAGGGCATCGCAACGCAGGCACAGAATGCCGGTGTCCCGGTCATCAATTGCACCAGAGCGACTGCGCTTCGTTGCTTCCGGTGCGTCGATTTGGAGGACGAACTCGCCACGGTCGGCCTCTACCGCAATGCTGAAGGCCGTGGCTCACCTCCCGCGGAGCAACAAACCTCTGCGGGAGTCTTCTAGTGCGCCGTTCCATCCGCGGCGGCATGGGCCTCGGGGATGCTCTCTACGTTCAAAGCGTCGCCCGCCATCTGATTGAGAAGGGCGAATCGCTCCGGGTCCATTCAGCCTGGCCTGATGTTTTCAGACCGCTAGGCGACAGGGCAAAGGTCGTGCCCTTCAGCCGGACCGGAGTGCAGATCGTCGCCCACTACCCGAGTCGGAAACGGTTCACGCAGACAACGCAATTCGAGGACTGCTGCCTCACGGCCGGGATCAAGGAAAGGGTCGATCTAAGGCTCGATTGGGACCCGCTGAATCTCGACCTGATCGATTACCTCCGAAGCAAACGCCGGGTTCTCTGCGTGCAGCTTCCCCGGGCGCCGATGGGCCGAAAGGACGGGTTCGGGGCCGAGCTGTTGCCGGATTGCTCGGTGATCCAGGCGATCATCGACCGGCTGCAGGATCGATTCTTCATCGTGCAGATCGGGTCAGGGAAGTCCTTGCACGAGTTCCGCGGGATCGATCTCGACCTCGCCAATCAAACCTCGGTCACGGACCTGATCGATGTTGCGACTGCCGCGGATGCATTTCTCGGCTACGTCTCTTTTCTGGTTCCTCTGGCGGAGTCGTTGAACAAGCCGGCGATGCTCGTCTGGTCTCGCCGAGGACTTAGATCAGGCCAGCCCTATATCTCTTCCATCACCCCGAAGAAAATCCTGCACAAGCCATCCTCACGCTACCTAATGGACGATGCGAACGACCAAACCATCAATGAGTCCGTCGAAGCACTTTTGCACGCCTGAGGACGTTCGGCCAGTGTTCCACGGGAAACATGTCGCCATCGTCGGGAGCGGCCCGGGAGCACTCGACAACGATCCCGGCTTTGTCGATTCTCACGAGGTCGTCGTCCGGGTCAACAACTACAAGACGGGGGTGAGGCAAGGTTACCGGTGCGACGTGTTCTATTCCTTTTTCGGCGGGTCGATCAAGAAGGACCGGGCCGAGCTGGAAAGCGATGGGGTGCACCTCTGCCTCTGCAAATGCCCGAACGCGAAGTTCATGGATTCGGAATGGCACCGGAAGAACAACAAAGAGATCGGCGTCGATTTCCGCTACATCTACGAGACGCGGAATGACTGGTGGTTTTGCCCGACCTACGTTCCTTCCCTCGGGGAATTCCTCGACGTGTTCA